CATCTGTGTCGTTTTCGTTCAATAGCTTACAGTAAACTTTAATTGAAGTTCCTGGTGGACGATTGATTTTCAAATAAGTAACTAAATCTGCGGCTTCAAATCCGTCATTCAACGTCACAACTTTAGTGATGTATCTAGACTCTGAAGAATATGGTCCTGTTGGACTTTCTTCATTGCGAATAGTCATTGCTTGACTGACTGCATTTGATGTAGTAAAGTTATTTGTAACAGTTAAAACTGTGTTACTTGTTATTGAAGAAACTCTACGATATTCGTCACCGAAGTATGCATATTCACCAGGGAATACTTGTGTCGTAAAAGTTGTACCAGTACCAACAACAATGTTATTGCCAGAACTATATGTGACTGTTCCGCTTACTGCTGTGCTGTCTAAATTATTGATAACGTTTTTATCAAAGTGAAACTCAATTTTTTCGTTATCAATATATGGACTGATAAACTTGTTTGTCGTAGACAATGTTGCTTTTACCAACAAAGATTTAATGCCGCCCGCTGTTTCCGATGCGCTTGTAGAAATCTGTTTTCTAGAACGCAATACTAATCTTTCATATTTTTTAATTGCAGTAAAATCTTCGTCAACTGCTAGAGTATTATCAGAAGTTTTAATTTCATAGTTGATATTAGTTCCTGCAAGAACCACATCAGCAATCATTGGTGTTAGTGCATCATATGTTATAGCAGTAGTTATCGGAGTGTTATTCCAGAAAGCAACTTTAGAAGTAGTCGTATCAAATTGTGCGACTCTCATATTAAACTTCATATCAACGTTTTGCTTTACAGTCCAAGTTTTGTCATTAGACGATGAAAATAGAACACCACTATTGTATGCAGATTCAATTCTAGTTTGTTTGTCTGGTTCTGTAATATCTATTGCACCCAACTCAGCAACCCAAAGTGCAAAATCAGGATCATTGTTTGACGGCTTAACCGTAAAGCAGTAATCAACACCAGGACTCAGAAAGATAGGATTTTTAAATGTAAATTTAGTTGCAGTTGATGCGTTTTGGCTTACATTGATATCTGGATTGTTAACAACCGCATTGTCTCCATCACTAATTAATTCTGGCGATGGAAATCCATTGTCAAGTTCACGTATTTCAATCGTAACATATGCTGTATTTGATTGTGACTTTGTTCTAAAGAATAAATCAATAGAAGTTAAAAACATGCCTTTTTCAAATGTATTTGGATCAACATAGAAACTCTGTGATAATGGATCCCAATTTTGTGGTGGAGGTGGAGGTGGTATAGTCACTCTTCCAGTTTCAACCCGCTCAGATGAAACAGTTCTTCTACCTAAAGATCGCTGTGTGTTAAATGATAAATTAGTAAATGGTCTAGTGTTAATCGAAAACTGTGCAGTCTTTTGCAAAACACCCTGTGAAGTGATGATATTTCTTGCACTTGTTAGCGTTGTGCCTTCTGAGTTTGTAGGACTGTCTGTAATTTTAAACTCACGTTGGCCAGTATAGAATTTATGTTTTGGCACTTCAAACAACAAATAGATTTCACCGTTTTTAACAATAAGTGGCTGTGAAGTGTTTGCACCATCAGCAATTGCTTTCCAAGTAATGTCCTGATCACTCAATTCGATGATTCCAGTATTAGCATTGGGAGCAAATTTATTCAATGTCTGTAGAGTAGAAGTACCCAACAATTGAATCTGGAAACAATTTGCCGTAACATTAACGCCATCAAAAAATGCGTAAACTCTAGCGTTGTTTTTCAGACCTTTAGCATAAATTACAAATTCACGTTGACGCATCCATAGCGCAACTTCTACACTCACAACTCTGTCAAAAGAAACTTCTTGTTTACTTGATGCTGGTTGACTACCAGTTGCAATTCTATTGAATGCTTCTTGTGTCACCGTGCGTAGTGCTGTAGTGACAATTTGATTGCCTTGTTGCGTTGTTTGTTGCTGTGTATCTACTGCGGTTGGGCTGCCAAGCCAACGTTGATTTAATGGCGCAACCTCTGTGTTCCATGCCTCTGTCAATGCTCTCCAATTGTCTGCGCCTTGGTCATCATTGTAAACTTGCGCCAGACTAGGCACGTTTTCTGTTTCAAAGAATGTGTCGCCAAACGGCATGACTGATAAGTCGCCAGTCCAGATAAAGTTTAATTCTTCAGCAAGTCTTAGTTGTCTAGATGCGTATTGTTGTTTTAGACCAGGTGCTTCAACTTCAGTATACGGCAACATAATTTTGTTACCAGTTTGCAGTTGCGCTGTTGAAGTAGTTGTTCCCGTAGTTGAGTAACGCAGTCCTACAGTTTTTGTGTTTTCTTGTTTAGCTGTTAAGAACCTATTTGTCTCATCGATAGCACAATCTTTACCACCGTTAGTTGTAGATGCTACTGACCAACCCGTGAACGGGTCAACAAGAATACCGTTCTTGAATCTATCTAAACCATCATTATCCAATTCTGTTGTGTCTGTTGCTTGTTTTTCTAAGAAACTTAGTGCAGTAAAATACTCAAGTCTTTCGAGTCTTTCATTCATACGTGCAACTTCACGCATTGTAAAACGCTTGTTCTTCAATAGTTTGATTTGAACATCAGATGGCAGAGATGGATATGCTGGAATAGTTAATTCTGCAATCTCTAGAGTATCTGGTTTTGTTGGCGGAGATTCTGCTCGTTGATTACCAGCTTGTGCAGGCACACCATCATTGATGCCGAATACGCCAGCATTGTTGATGTATACTTTTGAAACTCTACCTTTGTAGTAAATCAAGTCTGCATCAAAGTCTGAATTTGGTTGTGGAACACGAAGACCAAAAGTAGGTACTTGATATGTGCCAACATCAATAGGATTCAAAGATGTGTTTGCCGTTTTAATCGGTCTAAAGTCAATAGAATCACGAAGACTAAAAATTCTCTTAGATGTAGGACTTGTGAATGTAGGAATGTCACCAGTTGTGATTGTAGTATTTGATGATATATCATCATCGATTGGATAAGAGTCAACTGACGCATAACCAACACCTTGAGATGTATCGTGTACAAAGTTGTCAAAGACTGCTAACAATCTACCTGTTGGAACATAACCTACAATTGGTGTAATTGTTCCGTGTTCGTATGCATAGTCACGTTGTCCATTGTCCAATATATAATTTGCAGTAACGTTTGTGTTTGCTGTAGTAGCGGCAACTGCGAATGACGATGACTGATAAACAGCATGTAAGCGATAGATATCACCAACACCTAACCCAAATGGTCCAGACAACCCACTAATATGCGTGTTTGGATTAATATTTGTTTGTGTTTGAAAACTTAATGTTTTAACTTTCTCTCTAGCATTTGCTCTATCCATCGACACTATAACATCAGCAGTAAATGTTGCATTTTCTTGAACATCAATAGATACAGTACCTTGAGAAGTAACGTCAACTGTTCGTGTGCTTCCTTTTCCGCCATTAGCAGAAAGAGACAACACGGTTCCTGTTGGTATAATTTTTGTGTGTGCAACACTACTAGCACCTGCGCCGTGTGCCGATGCTAAAGTTAGTGCCGTAGCACTTGCAATAGATTCAATTCTATGCGTAGTAGTTGATCCAATTTTAATTAGATCACCTACATTGTATTGTGATGTAAATAGTGTGCCAGTGCCGATAACAGTAGTGTTTGCTGCCCCTACAGTAACAGTGCCAGTCAACGCAGAAGTTTCTACGTTTGCGCCAGCATTATTTACAACAACCATGTAAAAATCATTTTTCTGAGTTGAACTCAATGCGCCCGTACCAACAAACGATTCTGTAACAGCGTCAGTGGCGACAGTAGCAACACCAGAAGAGAATGAAACAGTAAATTTCTTTTTAAATCTGAAAGAAGTGTCAACATTTTCTGATAAATCACGTACAGTTTTAATTGCCTTATATGGCAATGGGAAAATCATTGTATCAAAAGACGTTTCTTGTAAAACAGCGCCAGCGGTAGTTGTTACAATATCAGCAAAACGTTGTGGTGTTGCAGAATCATATATCGCACGAACTTGAGAAAATGTTTTACCCGCAATCATCGTGATTTCATATAAGTATAACTTATACTTTGCGGATGCTGTGCCTTTGACACCATCAACATATTCAATTGAACGCACCCTAGCAGTACCAATTGCACTACCTGCTACTGTTGCAGTAGAGTGTGTTAAATTTGTAATAACTTGTTGTGGTGTATCATACAGATCAACAGGAGTTGATTCCATAATGTCCCATGCACCAACTAACTCTTTAACTTCAATATATTGTCCATAGTTAATTTGAGTTGTTGTTGCATTTACATATTGTGTGTCTAGACCCTTCTCTACTTCAATTTGTGTTTTTATAATAATTTGATTTCTATATCCAGACACATATGATGTGAATGGATCAACTTCAACTACAAGCAAATCTGAGTTGCCGCCTTCGGCAGAAGTAAATACACCAGTATCGGTTCCAGTTGTTGTTAAATGTTCACGAACATAAACAATAGGATCAGACAGCGTGTAGTTGCCAGATTCTTCTTGTGTTCGTTTTGCTAAAACATCTTCTAGTTTACTATCAACAGTAATTGTTTTTCTTTTTCTAGCAACACCATCTTCAATTTCTGTAATTGTGATGAATTCATTTTCATCAGTAGTTGCATCTAACGCAATTTTTGTTAGAGTTGTATCAATTTTTAATCTGTCTGCACCAGGAGCTTGAAAGTTTGGTGTGCCCTGTGCATTATCAACAAGAGTTTGATCTTCAATGTAATCAACAAAAGATTTATTTGGAACTAATCCAATTCTATAAGAAGGTTCGTTTGTATACTTGTCGAGAATAATTGTTTGTGATGAATGTTTAACAAAATGGTCTGCAACATATACAACACCTTCAGAAACAGTAATCTTAGAGCCGTAGTTATATACTTGCTGTGTTGCGAGACCTTCGTCAACAACATTTCTTACTGCATTTGTTGCCGCTGCCAACGCATATGATCTAGCTGTTGTGTTTGCTGTAAAAATAGTTTCTGAGTTGGCAAATGCAGTATTTGCACTTTGGTCTGAAACATTTGTTACGTTAATTATTTGAGTTGCACCGGTGCTTAATACTGTGTTTGCAGTTGTTGCAGTTAATATTCCGGTTGTGTTTGAAACAAAGATTTTATTTACACCAGAAATTGGATCTGTGTAATATGCTTCAATTGTCGCAGTATTACCTGTCGAAAAGGTAATTGTGTTTCCTGATACGAGTGTAGATGGAGCAACGTTCACTGTAAGAACTTGTGTTCCATTTGTTGCATAGCTAATGAACAATGTTTTAGGATCATCACCATCAATATCAGTAACTAATCCACAGTATGCTTTGATGCCGCTGTTTGCGCCATAGACAATTTCATCTAATAAATTCGCAACAGCAACTGCACTACCATTGTAGTTTGTTTGAAGTTTTACGAAATTTAAATTTAAGTCTAGATTTTGTTCACAGCCATCGACTAGTGCGCCTTGCTTGAAAAAATATTCGGCAAAACGTCTAGTCTGCACTTGTTGAAGAGTTTGCGCTTGTGTAAGTTCTCTAGCCTGAACAGCACGTCCAGGACGATAGAGAACCCTTACAAACTTCTTTTCTTCATCATAATCATCAAAGTATGGACTGGTATCTAAGTCTATACCACCAGGATTTGTATTTGCCATTTAATTTTTAAACCTATTTTGTCTTAACTTAAAACTGAATAACTAGTTTAACGTCTTCAATTTGGTCATCCGCACGTGAAATCGGCACACGATTTTCAACATAGATAATGTCGCCACTGTAAGGTTTTAAGCCTGGAGTTGTGATAGCCGCAATTGTTGCTGTCGCACCAGATGTACCACCTGACACACTTGCTGTGTTAGCAAATGGTAGATTTAGTGGTAGTGTGGTGAATATATTTGGTGTTGTAAATTCAATGAGAGATGCTGTGTTTGATCCGCTAGTGATAGTTTCGTCTACTGTAAATGTGCCAGATATTGAAGACAATTGATATCCAAATGATTGTCTGAAAGAAGAAGCAACCGCTCTAGTTGTTGTGCCATACAAATATGGATCACGAACAATACCAACTTGACGGAATTCGTTAGCAGTAGAGAATGTATTAGATTCAGTGCCATCTAAACGAACGTTTAACATGATGAATTTGCCACCAAGTTCTTCAACTGCGTCAGAGCCATGTCCGCCTTGTGGTGAAATGATTGCTGTTGCGGCTGCGGCACCAGATGCGAACGCAACTGTTGCTCTTGTGTAACCTGTACCTGCGTTAGTGATTGTAACTGATGTAACAGTATTAGCAACAATTGTTGAGTTAGCTGTAGCACCTGTGCCGTCGCCAGTAATTGTAACTGCTGGCGCTGTAGCATAACCAGAACCACCTGCTGTTACTTTAATAACGTGAATACCACCATCAACGGCCGCTTGTTGAACATCCCATTGATCTGTGCCATCGTCACCCGTTAATGTTTGAACTGGAATATAATCGTTAGTTAAGAATTTCAATGCTTTAGCAGTTGTAACAGTATACATGTATTTCCAAATGTATCCGTCTGCGGTTGTAAATGGTGATGTACTTACGCCTGTTGGTTTTGTTGTTGATGCAGATGCACTAACGTTAAACAAACACTTATAAACGTTATAGTCTTCAGTCATAACGTAGAAGTCATCTTCTAACAAGTTTGTGTCTTGATCGTCATACTGGTCATAAACTGTACCTGAAGTCCAGTTATAACGTTCAATTGCGTGTGTTACGTCTGCTGTAGTAATTCGTTTTGCGGCATACATATCACGCCATGGCGTGTATTCAATATTCGCTGTAGAATTTACTGGAGTTGGAGGACTATTGTCATTTGGAAATGATGTATTTTTGCCAATAAACAAATACATAATAGTGTTTGATGTTTCCGCAAATGCTTCGGCAAATTGCTGTGCATTGTGTACTCTAAATTTGCTTGTTACAAGTGAAGCCATGTGTTTGTCCTTTACTGTGGAAGTAGTATTTCATTTACTTATTTATACAACGATTTGTCGATTTTATGGTCCAGCTATGATTTTATATGCAGGAACATTGGTATACGGACTTGATGGAGGAACATAAATGTCCATCTCAGTATTACTAAAAAGAATACTCACTGTTCCGAACTCATTATTTGCCAAAAATGTGTCATTCACAGCAAAATCCAATAAGAAATTAGTGCCTGTTCCTGTGACATGATTTATACTAGACAAGAACGTAGCCGATTGAAGAGTCGATATTTGAACATTTGCATATTGCGATATTTGTGTTGAAGAATATGAATACGTTGAAAAGCTAATTGTTCCTTGAATTAATTTCCAAGCAGTAAGATATGTTTCAGTTGGTACGTATGTCGTATTGAAAGTTGTTTCAGAATACTCCAATAATTGCTCTAATGAAAGATACTGTATTTCAATATCGCCAAATGTTGGATATAATCCAATATCTGACACAAAGCCAAAACTTATAGATGATGCAACAGATATATCGGATAAATTTGCAACATCATTCTCAATGTTTATAACATATTCTTTATTTATTACATCAATTTCTGTAGAAATTACATCTGATCCTGGAAATACTGTGTAAGATTTATCATTTTGAATAATAGCAGTATTGGCATTCAAAGCTAATTCAAACTCCACCAAACTTTCAGAATTCACCATAGAATTCTGAACATCCAGAGTACTGAGTATATACACTACATATTCATTAATATTTTCAATTGTACTTATTGTGCTACTCATCAACATTGTCAAATCAAGTTCAGTGAACAATAAAATTTCACCAAAAGATTGCAATCCAGCAGGGTGAATAATTGTCTTTAGTGTATCAGAATATGTTTGAAATGCTAATCCACTCTTAATAACGTAAGAGTAATCTTGATAGTAATATGAGTCTTGAATAATTTTGAAATTAATTTTGCCATCATCATCTAGAAAAACACCTTCTTTAATTCCAAGACCCGAAATAACTGGAGTCAATATTGCATTGCCATCACCAATAGTGGATGCAGATGCGTTAGCCGCACTATAGTTGATACCAAAATTGGTAATTTCAACAGCACGAATCGAACCTATACCTGTAATGTTATTTGAAGTGTCTACACTAACGTTTGCAGTTTTACCTTGAATATTTGTTGCTATTAGATTTGCACTAGAACCAGTTGTTGTGGATATAGTGATTGAAGGTAAATTTGCTGAAGTATATCCAGTACCGAAATTTGTTAGTTCAATACGTTTGATTGGACCTGTTACTAACCAATCTTCATTCTTAATGATATCGTAATAACTGCCATCAGCTTTCATTTGAAAGCCGTCTTCAAACAGAAGATCGAATGTCGTAGTTTCTACAACAGATGCAATTTGCCCAGCCGCATTTGCGCCAGCACCACCAGTAAATATTAATGTGTTTCCAACGCCATAATTAGAACCAGCATTGACAATTGTAATTAGATTATTGGACAACAATCCTAAAGAAGAAATTGTCGTATCTTCTAATGTGACAGTTGGTTTTTTGAAATATCCTTCACCTCTATTAATAATAGATAATTTAGAAATTTCACCAACAGTATATGTATTTGCACCAGAAGTTACTGTGTATGTGTTTGCGAGTTCAGAAACTTCAAAAAGAAAACCAGTACCACCAGTTCCTGAGTTGTTAATTATTGCTTCAGTATTTAATTGATAACCATGCCCGATTGTATTTACTTTTAATGCACTAATTGGTGATTCTTTAATTGATGAAACTTTAGCTTGCGCTTCGGATCCATTACCAGTAATGGTAATAATATTTCCATCTTCATATCCAGAACCACCATCCACAATTGTAATACTTGATACAATGCCATAAATTGTTGTAGATAAATCTTCATCATCAATATCGACAATAGTCTCACCAGCGGCAAATGTTCCACTCACAAGTTTGAGTGTCATCTCAGCAACTTCTAACGAACCAATAAAGAATTTTTTAATGTCAACTACGTTTGCAAGAACACCAGAAGTTTCACCACGAATAGTTTTATTTAAGAATAAAAATATATCCCTAGTGTCGGCTGATATAGCAACCGTTCTGATAATCTGAGTCTTTTCAAAATTACCATCCGACACACGAAGAATGTCAGTTCCTGGATAATAAAATTCGATATTTTCATCATATAATAATTTAAACAAAAACCGATAAGACTGCTCATTACTCTTAGATTCAAAAAAATCTTTGAAGTATTGTGCAACTAATCTTTTATCTCCATAGTGTGTTGCAGGTATACTAGGATATAATTCTTCTCTTAGATAATCAACATATTTGTCAACAGATGTTTCAAGTGTTTTATAATTTAATAAGTTACCAGAAGCACGTCCAATATTATCTTTGATTGTGCTGATAGTTGCAGTCGCACTTGATGTTTGTCCATTGACGATTTCACTGTAATCAAATATTGTTCTTGATACTAATTGAACTATAATAGAATTTGCTTTAACTTCTATAATTGTGGCTGATGCACCAGAAGACGCACCAACAACAGTTTCGCCTATTACAAACGTACCAGTTTTACTTGTTAGTGTCAATGTTGTAGATTGCATCCACTCATAATATGCTTTTATAAACAGCAAAAATCTTTCTGTATTAACAGAAGGATTTTCACCTATAAAAGAGCCTACGTTTAATGAGGGCTTGAAAAATGCGTCATTCATTTTTATCTGCTAACTAAACTAATTGTTTTATCGTCAACCATTGTAACTGTAATGTCTGCATCTCTAATTGCAATAATCTGACCTCTTAATGGAAGAATGTCTTTATCTTGCGGTGTTGCAGTTATTTTTAATGTTGTGCCGGCATCAGTAAATGATGTTGGCGCAAAATTTGTTAGAACAATTTTGCCCGTAGTGTAGTTAATTGTTCCAGCATTGGTAGAAACTGCAATGTTTTCAATGCCCAATACTCTGTATATACGAATTATACCATTGTTATCTTCTAAAAAACAATTTGAAAATCCACCTAAAGTAAATTCATTAGATGTGATTTTATTACCAACACCAAATGGGTGAGTTGATGGTCTACCAATTGTTGCGCCGTCAATTGCATTCGAGAAATTAATCTCATATCGTGTGCCTACACCCAATTGAACGTCAAGTTCTTTTCTCATTTTTGCTATAGTTACGCTACTTAATATTGATCTTTCAGAAACGTCAATCAGTCTAGATAATTTTGAATATCTAAAATATTTTGAGAATTGATTGATTTCATCTGTATTGTACGTTTTAATTGTATCAAGTACGAGTTGTTTAATTTCAGCCGAAGTTGATACTGTTGCATCAGATTGATACTTCACAATCGTGTCAACAATAATATAAATGTATTCGGGGTCAACAATTTCTGTAGATATAGTTAAAACCTTTTTAGGTTTAATTATCGAATTAATTAAGTTGAGTTTTTCTGTTGCAGTCAGCACATCGCCAGTTACTGGTTTGATTGCAATGAACACTTTTCCAAATGTTGGTGGATCATTATCTTCACCACCCCACACAACGCAAGAATCTACTGTCGCTTGCTGTAGCATTAATGTTTTATAGTCATCGGCTGTCACCACACGATTTTGTGCTTCATATGCTTTTGGTGCGTTAAATTTAATTTTACTAATTGTTTCTCTGTCTGCTCCACCTGCGGCTGGATCAGATGCAACAAAGGTAATTGTTGTCACGCCTGCAATAGCATCTGCATATGTCAATGTTTGAATGTCATTTGCTGAGATGCCGTTAGAAACAAGATATTCAAGCACAACAATATTGCCCGCATCCAATGCTACACCAAAAATACCATCGCCAAATTTAATTTCAAATTGTCCATCTTCAACTTCTTCAATGTAATAAACTCTAGTTGTAGATGTGACTTCAACCAAATTAGTAACTCTTGAAAATGTTCTTGTCGTACTATCAACCGAAGAATTTAAAACACTAACAGTCAATGTTGATGTGTCTACATCTTTATTTGGAATTAAAAATCTTTGATCCGAATCATTCAGATTTACCGAATATCTTCTGTTAATATATCTTCCCTCTTTGAGAGACATTGTTGTGCTATAAACACCAGCCAATGGAGTAACAATAATTGAACTTGTGTTTAAAAAGTTAAATGTTTTTCCATCTACTGCACCTCTAAAGGAAGTATACGCAGGAATAGTTATACTTACTGGAGAACTAGTAAGTGTCAATGTTGCAGTTCCACTAATAGATGCAGATGTGATTGAACGTGGCGTATAGTTTAATGACTTAGCTAAGTTAACAACTGAATTTCTTTTTTGTGCTGTCGGCAAGAATGCTTCAGCGGCTACCATGTTTAGGTAGAATGAATTGTAGTATGTGTTATACGCCAACAGATCAAGCAAAACGTTAAGTCCAGAGCCTTCAAAGTTATAGTCTCTGAATTGATCTTGCGCTTGTAGATAAGATTTAAAGTTGGTTTTGATCCCTTGAAAATCTAACGCATCTAGTTTTAAATTATTATCGGATGCCATTATGCTGTCCTCTTGATTGTTGTTTGTAGACCTGAAATACCAGTCGCATTTTTAATGGTATATTCCAACTTGATATCAAATCCATCATCCGAGTAGTTAACCTTTATGTCTTTTAAAGTTATACGTTTTTCATATTTTTCAATGTCAATTTTAAGACTGTTTCTAAGTTCATATAATGTAAATGCGCCATTTCTGGAGAACAGATAATTTTTAACACTGCTACCATAGTCGGGCATAAATGGACGTGTGCCTTTTGGTGTGTTAATTAAATTAGACAAAGACCTTTTAATCGCAACTTCATTTGTGATGGGACGAACGTCACCAGTCACAGGATGAGGTGTGAAATCTAAAGGTAAATCTTTATAAAATACAATATCTGCCATTTTTTTCTTTTATTTATGTCTGTTATTCTGCCGTTTTTGCGTCTTGAATTTCTTTTCTTCGTTCTTTTGCGGCTTTAGTGAACTCTGCTAATGCTTTTCTCGCTCTAGTGCCAGCCGCTTTGTTTCCTTTTTCGTCAAACTTTGCGCTCTCTGCAAGATATGATTCAAATAAATTTACTAAGTTTTCGTGATTTGTCATTATTATTTCCTTATAAAATGTTGACTTTTGCTTGACAGTATGCTATATTACTGTGTAGACTGTGATTTTAGATATTTGTTATAACTGTGATTGATGTATTGGGTACTAGTTCAGTTGTTGGACTATTCAATCTGTCCTCTAATGCTTTTATTCTAATGAGAATTTGGTCAAGAGTTGTTACATTTTTGCTATCAGTAAGGACTAAATTTTCTGTTCCATTGAGGGTAAGAGTTTTGTCTGAAGTAATTATACTATGAGTGTTTGCAACAATACTTATACCACCTGAAGATCCAAGTTTGATGCTTGATCCGTTTGCGTCCCATAAAATATCACTTTTATTAGATACGCTTGCAAAATTTCTAGTTAGACTAGGTGTTGCACCAAAATACTCTGCGGCGGCTTGTGGAATTGCAGGAAGATATCCTAAAATTGCAGGCTCTTGTGCAGTCAACGCATCTAAGAAGAAACCAAAAACCCATTCGCCCACCCTAGGTGTCGCATAAAGGTTTGGAGTATTTAAAGGATGAATCGATAGTGCAAATGGTAAGTCTTCAGTTGGGACTTGATTAGTTGATTTTGCAGGATGATATCCAAAGCATCGCACTTTGCATCTGCCCAGCGTCAACGGGTCGTTGATATCTTCAACAACTCCAATCCACCAAACAAACCCATCTTGCCCAATAAAATTTCTCATCAATTTCCCATGTTCTTCAAATGCTGAATTTCTTTTTCTTGGTCTTCGCTACCCACTTGTTCGGGTGTCTCAATTAATTCTGGACCAAAAACTTCTTCTTCCCACTCTTCTTGCGAAAGTGTAGTGCCCTGTATAAACTGTTTGAATTTTTTCATAGCTTGTCTAATTCTGATGTATCTACTGCGCCTGGAGGAACATTGTCTTTGATCCAAGTGAGTAATTGTTTTTTTACATCAAGTTCTTTCTTAGCAGGTTTTCCTGGTTCTTTAAGTACCAAATACTTGAAGTCTTTAATAACAGGATTGCCCTTCTTATCTTTGTATGCTTTATTTGTTTGCGGATCAACAATGAAAATTGTATTCTCTGGATTATTTAGAATGACATAAATTCCGCCTTGAACAGTTGGCGGCATAGCTGTTGTTACTAAGTTATATACAGTCTGTGCCGCACCCGCATGAGTAGCAAGCAAAATATCTTCTGGCACAACTCTTGCTCTTGATTTGTTATTCTTGATTGCAATCTGATAGTTAGTCAACACCCAAGATACGTGAATGTTCTTTGGTTCATATCCAGCGGCAAACAGTTTTGGCAAAACATCTGTCATGTCTGAAACTTCTTTGAATGTGCTATCAAAAATAAGATTTGGCAATTGCCCTTTTTCAGCGCCAGCAAGCATCAAGTCTAACGTCTTGTTCTTTACGTCAGTTGCACGAATGAGAACGTGTAGAATATAAACATGAGTTGGAGTCTTAAGATTCAATTCACCCATCTTTAAATTTTTGTCTGTCAATTCTTTTTGGATAAGTTCTTTATCTTTTTGAGAAATCTTGTCGCCATACTTGTCAAGTAAGTCTTGTGTCGTGAATTTACCAAGCGCATCTAACTTTTGAAATGCAATCTTCAATTCATCAACGTCACGTATTTTAAACTCAGAGCCTTGCATGAAATGCTGAACAGCAAATCCTTTGCCAGAGCCTGCGCCACCAGCAAGGAACACAATCTGCCCATACTTTGCGCCATTGTTATAGAGAATTTGTTTTTCTACAAGTTGACTTGCTTTGTAGTCTTTTAAATCTACATACTCTGAAAATTTAAGTTTCATTTTTTTCCTTACAACTTAGTAAAGTCTACAACTGATTGATTCTGATTGCCATCACCGCTATCAAACGTTATCACATATTTGTATTGTCCGTTACCTACCATAGCAACGATCCAACCAGTTCCATCTCCATCAATTCTTGGCAGCCATCCTTGTCCTTCATTTGCAGAAACTTCAACGCCATCTTTAAATGCCTGAACAGTATATGCACTTAGCGGTTTGACTCCCGTTAAACGAATGCTTGCAAAATCTGCACCCGAAACATAATTTCCAGTTTGCCCCGCTATCACTAAAGGCGGATAATTATATTGAATAAACTCAACACCCTCTGTAAACGTAGTTTTGGCTGATGTGGCAGTTGTTGTTGATGCAGTTACTTGTTTAGGCACCACACCTTTTCTCCAATAGTTGTCAACTATTGATGTTGACTCTGTGTTATCTGCGTATCTTCTGTTTGGTAAAATCGATTCAATCTGATCTGATCCAAGTCCAGTATTAAAATCAAAAGGCACAGACGCTCTGCTTAATTCCAATGATTTTGTGTATTCGCCTAATGAAATTTTATGGGTTACTGACACAACAAAATATTTACCCGAATAAATTTTATCATTAGGTGGATTTGGATTTAATGGATCGGCTAACTTCTCAAAAGAACTTGGAATCGTAAAATGCACTATGTGTCCAACGCCAATATTATTTTTACCACCCTCAATTTCAAGACCAATTTGAAATAGATTTTTGCTTAAATGTCCATAGATATTATTTCCAAGCCATGCATCTCTGTTTACTGAATCATTTAAAGATGATGCAATTAATTTTCTTCCTGGAGTTTCTCCAGCAACATCATCATACCTAGAAAAAATGTTGAAATTATCTATAGTTTTAAATGAGTAAAAATCTGTGCTTTCGTTTTCACCATTTGCATACGACAATTTTTTCATCGCATGTGTTCTTGATATTGGATCAATTGACGTAATCGTTGTATTGTAAAGTCCCAACAACATTGCGTTCAAATGATTAAAATTTTCTCTTCTTTCATACTTGAGAGTTCTTATTGTTGAATCTTCTTGGTTTGCTTGTAATTTTTCAGAAAATTTAATGTTATACACACCAAATTGTGCTGAATCTGCAATTAATTTGCTTAGACTACCAAAATAATATGAAGAAGTAAAAGGCTCATCTGTTTGTGTGTTTGTTGCAAATACTGGATTCAATCTTTCAAAGAATACATAAAAGTCACCTTTCGCACATGCTCTGTGTGTCATGGCTTCAATTGCTTTATGCGGCATGAGTCCTGTAGATATAAATGGTTTTTCTAAAGTAATTTTAGGGTCTTCTAAAACTAAATCGTTTTGACCACCAATCTCAGAAAACATAGACGATACTGCATCGCCAATTGACATGTTCTTATAGCTTTTAAATAAGCATTTTTTAGTCGAATTAACAAAAGTTCTTGACACAAACTGCAATTGATATACGCTACTCAAGGTAGTCTGATCTACTACGCTTTCACTAATTTTGTGTAAGATTAAATCTTTTCTCCAAATGATTACATCATTACTTTTTGGTTTTGCAATTTTAACACCAATAGTTTCACCACCACGTAATGCAAATTTCTCTAAACCACCACCAGTATCGTCAATAGTAATAACACCTTCAATTGACGCAGAGAACATGTCTTCAATAATTTCAATATCTCTAAATGCACCCTTTAAATCTACCCTTTCGCCATAAGCAGTAATCAAAAAAATCTCTTTAACATCAACATCAGACCCAACTCCAGGACGAGTGACTGGATCTTGAGTTATTTCTATGCTTGATTTTTCCGATAAGTTGGGAGAAAATCTAGTGAATGCTGGAAAATTTGCGTTTGTAGTTACCATTACAATACTGGCCTTTTGGCAATTGTATTTAAGTCTGACGTTATTGCAGTAATCAAATTTCTCTTAACAACTTTTATTTTTGCTTTGTTAGAATTTACTCGCAACTCATATTCATACTGCGTTTCTGAACGTCTTGCATTTGAAGCAAGATTGTTGTATGTTGTTTCATCGATAATATCAAGACTTGAATTGTAGTAATATTTTACAGTAGACATGGCTGCGGCCAAACTTCCATATTTTTCAATTACGAAAGAATCTAAATCAAAAGAGTTTCTTGGCCAGTCATCGTACACGCTATACATGTCGTTTGCAATCAAAAGAATCCAATCATAGTTTGGATCACCATAAAGTTTATTTGAAACAGTGTCAGGGCGATCACCGTTTTTTACAATGTACGGAGTATACAATATACCTCTGTAGCTTTTCAGATATTCTTTTATTTTTATAGCTGATGTTATATCAATCGCTCTTAACGAATCATATTCATCAACTTTATAATTTATTTTTGGGAAGTATGTGTATATTGACATGATTAGAAAATTGTTCGGCCTGCTGTTCCGTGTTCTGCTGATGCATATGCGGCTGTAATCAATACGCTCTCTTTTAGTGCAATCGTCATATTAACTTCAGATGGAAAATAATCACCGACTTCTTTGCCATCGCTAGTATCGGCCGATTCTGGACTTGAAAGAAATACCATTTTGTTTTGTGCGCCATAGTCTAAACCGACATTCTCAATCATACAATATTCAGATTGAAATAACATAGTTATAGTGTCAGTATATTTGTCTGTAATCTCTCCAACTGTAAAATCAAAATTGCCAGTGCCTTTTTTGTATAATATAAATTCTAACTGAACCATGTCTGGATATCCAAATGTTAAAGGCGCATTAGATGCTTCCTGAATCTCAGTTCCAGTATCATTATTAAATGCATCTAATCCCATTTCGGTTAGTCTTATTCTTCTGTCTTCTTCTGACAATTTTTCTAATTCCGCAGCCAGCGCCTCCGCATCAGCTCCTGAACCAGCAGAATTTGCCAATGCATTTTCATCATCTTCTTTTAAGATATCATCAAAATTTGATCTTGGAGATGATGCTACACGAAACGTGTGAATAATGTCACGCATTATTTTTGCTTCTTGATAGCTTGTTGGTTTCATATTAAATGGTAATTGAAATGCTCTAAATCTAGGTCCTTGATAGATCAATTGCTGAAAACTGTTAAATAATTTTCTGGTCAAAAATTCTATTTGAGGTTTTCCCGATTGACCAGCACTACCAATATATCCAACGCCAGCACCAAGAGCATTTGCTAAGCCTTTTTGTATTGCTTCTAAAGCACTACCTTTAACTTTACCTAATATTTCTGTAAATCCTGCTAGCCCACCTTCACCAAGTCCGCCAGGCGTAACACCTCCAAATATGCCTGATGTTTCTTGATATCCATTACTTAATTGTGTATTGAATGTGCCACCAAGTCGTATATAAATAGTTGGTGCAGATGATTCTGCACCTGTTGCGTCAAAGAATTTAAATCTGGCCATAGGAATAACATATTCTGAGTGTGCGTAGTCACTACCAAATATTAGTTCGGTGTCTTTAGCAGGATAATTAAATTCATCACGTATTATTGTAAAGGGCGTTCTTGTTGTTGCCATTTATCTTTCCTTCTATTAATCATTATTCTATTTATGTCATACAAAGGTAAATTTAAACCTAAAAACTATCAAAAGTACAAAGGTAACCCAACTAATATTACATATCGTAGTTTGTTGGAACGTAGATTCATGGTGTATTGTGATGAGACTTCATCTATACTCGAATGGTCTTCTGAAGAAGTTGTCGTGCCGTATGTGTCACCTGTTGACAATAGATACCATAGATATTTTGTTGATTTCTGGATGAAGTACAAAGACAAAAACGGAGAGATAAAATCTGTGTTAATTGAAGTCAAGCCGGACATACAAACACGTCCTCCAGTTCGAAAAAACACACCCAATGGTAAACCAACTAGACGATTCATTAATGAAGTAATGACATGGGGTGTCAATCAAGCAAAGTGGGAAGCAGCCACAAAATACTCAATTGAAAGAAATTGGGAATTTAAAATCATAACCGACAAAGATTTGAGATAAATAGAAGATGATATTTGATAACATACTCATTCAAGGCGCACAACAAGGCATCATTCCTGCAAGAACAGTTGCGGCAAGGGATTGGTACAGGTCAGCCGCAGGCAAATTAATGTCAAACATAAGTCCTGGAGTCTTTGAAAAAAGAACGGATGAAGCAAGAAAAGTTTCGTCAATGGAATTTGGATATATGTACGCATTCAAGTATGATCCAAAAACAAAAAACGATCTACCATACTATGACACCTTTCCGTTAATCTTTCCTGTGAGAATGGACTCTGACGGATTCTTGGGGATCAACTTTCATTACTTGCCACCAGTTCTACGTGCTAAATTAATGAATGCATTGTATTCTACGTTGACAAACAAAAAATATGATGACACAACAAAAGTCAAAATTTCATACTCTATTCTACAGTCTGCATCCAAGTACAGATACTTTAAACCAATGCTAAAGAAATATTTAAGAAGTCATGTGCGTTCCCAATTCTTAGAAGTGCAGGTAAACGAATGGGACATTGCTATTTTTCTACCAACAGAGTCTTTCAGAAAAGCAGACACGGGTCGTGTTTGGGAAGATTCACGCAAAAAGATAGGAAGAACATAATATGTCATTCAGTATTTCAGGCTTTAAGACTGCTATTGGTAAACCAGTTCGTCCCAACTTATTCAAAGCGGTATTACGTGGATGGGATAAATCATCTAGTGACGAAAACGATCAGCTTGGCGCTTATTTAGCCAGAAACGATGTAACAAATATTGATGAATTTTCATTTCGATGCGAGAAAGCTGAATTTCCTGGTCGCACACTTGCAACATCAGAAGACACTGGAGGTGGAGGGCCCACATTAAAACTTCCGTACGATGTTACTTACAATGATATTCAACTTTCTATCATATGTTCAGCAGACATGAAAGAACGTTTGTTTTTTGAATCTTGGATGGATTCAATCATAGGTCCAGCAGGCATGAAATCTGGTCCTGGCACTGGAGGATTAGTTTCATACTTTGAACACTATGCTAGAGGAATTTCATTAGAAGTTCAACAATTAGATGAAGCTGGCCGAATTATTATTGCATATGAGATGCATGACATTTACCCGACTGCATTATCAGCTATGAATGCAACATGGGAAGAAGTAAATTCATATCAGCGTTTTGGAGTTACTTTGTTTTATCGACATTACACATATGTAAAATATGAATATGCATCACTATCAACAACTTAAACAATCACATTTTTAATCATTAACACCTTTGGAGGTATATCATGGCTTTGCCGAAAATTAACACACCCATCTTTGAATTGACTTTATCATCATCTGGTCAACCGGTTCAATATCGCCCATTCTTAGTAAAAGAACAAAAAATTCTTTTGCTTGCATTAGAGAGTGGAGAACCAAAATCAATTATGACAGCAGTCAAACAAATCATCAGAAATTGCGTTGTCGGTGACAATATTGATGTTGATAAGTTGCCGACATTTGATTTAGAATATTTCTTTATGAGATTGAGGGGCAAATCAATCGGTGAAGTAGTAGATTTACAATTGCGCCATCCTAGTGGATTTAATTCTAAAGATGAAGAGTGCGATCACGCAACTCAATTCAAATTTAACATTATGGAAGTCGAAATTCAAAAGACAATTGAACACACCGATAAAATCATCATTGATGAAAATACTGGACTAGGTATTAAGCTAAAATACCCAACAGCAGATTTTGCTGAAATGGATGTAGAAAATCTTAGCCAGCTAGATGTAGCATCTAAGCTGTTGATTGCAAGCATCGACTACATTTACGACAAAGAAGAAGTGTATAAAAAAGAAGATTCTACAGATAAAGAATTGTCAGAATTTATCGACAATCTTTCTCAAGAACAATTCACCAGTGTAATGAAGTTCTTTGAAACAATGCCTAAACTTAAACACACCATCAATTGGAAATGTTCAAAGTGTGGTTGCGATGACGAAGTTACTTTGGAGGGAATGTCCAATTTTTTCGCATTGTGATGGGGCATGATAGTTTACTAAACTATTACAAGACCAATTTTGCCTTGATGCAACATCATAAATACAATTTAGGTGATTTAGAAGATATGATCCC